CCCCAGAAGCGACCAGGCACTACATCCCATGGGAATGCAACAACAGGACGGTCATTCATCATGTAGGGATTTGCCTCTGCTTTAAGCAAGATCCCGCCGTTAGCAATAACGATTACGGCTTCAATGTACTTGCTGTCTTCATCATCCAGCTCAGTGTCTTCATCCATTGCGGAGTTAAGTAGCTCACGCGGAACAAGACCATAGTATTTAGTAAGCCGAACTTTGTCGTCGTTATAAATCGTAATGTCTTGGTCAGGCTCAAGGTCAGTGTCAGGAGCGGCGCTACCAACATACGTGTCACGATAAACGCCTTGCTCTTGAAGTAATTCGACTTGGTGACGGCTAACAAACTCGTCAATGCAAACACCCAAGGCCTCATCTACATCTGTGGCCACTGGGTCAATTAGGAAGTTCTGCGGCATAACAGGGCGCAGTTTTACTTTTACGCGGTCAGTTACGTTAACACCTACCGCCTGAAGATCACCATCCATAATAGGCTGGGTTGCAGGAGCCATCTCCTTCATCTCTTCAATGACAATCTCACCGATGCCCGTACCAAACACTGCGGCGTTAATCAGGCATTCTGCAACGGCCTTACGTACCATGCAGTCTTCAAAGTCTTCGGTAAGCTTGTTTCTTAGGAATAGGACATCTTCTTTGGAGGTGTCGCCCATGTTGTCGGAAACATCAAACCACTTACCTCTACCAAACGTCGCTTCTTCTAGCTCTGCAACATTAGACTCGACAGCTTGCTGTAAAGCAGGAGAGATAATACGGCTACGCTCAGACCTGCGCTCACTATCAGCAGGGTCCCAAATGCCACGCCATAGCCGATAGTACTCTTCAAAGCGGTCTTCATAGTTTGACTCATAGTAGTCACGCCAGTCTTCACATTTGTTCATTACCCAATCTTCAACGGACTCTTGAATCATGAGTGGATCTTGTTCGTATAGGTCAGTCATGTCAGTATCCCGCTACCACGTCTAGTATTTCGTGGTCTTCAATTTCGTATTCGTAGTCATAAGCGACTTTCGCAAGCTGGTCAATATAAGCTAAAGCGTCTACTAAGTCATCGTGTGTCAAAGGATCAGGGAATTGGAACAGTTGGTCAAGGAATCTTATGTTCCATTCTGCCTTTCTTAGCGTAATGTACCCGTTTTCAAATCTACCTTGAAGCGCCCACATTACCCGGTCGGTTTTTTTACGGTTGCCGTGAGTTAGTTCTTCTATCCTAAAAAACGTGCCGTGCTTTTTCTGGAGGTCAACAAGTGGCGACATTACCGCCTGCTTGGCTATTCCTCTTTCGATGCCCACACTAATAGGCTTGTAGTCTCTTACGGCTTGGAAGATCTTCATTGCCGTTTCGTTAAGTTCCCATCGTCCGTGGATGATGTTTTCTACGAACCAGCCGTGTTCATTGACCTTTACAACAGTAATCGCCGTTTCATCGAGTTTAGTGTTTTTCGTGCGTTTTTTATTAACCTCTTCAAATCCCGCCAAATCAATCGCGATGTAGTAATCACCCTGATCCGGGCCTTCTTCCGCGACTTGTACCCAATCTTCCTTAAACATTTCAGAGCCACGAGCTTCAAACGACGCCATAAATTCCTGACGAAACGCATAAGACGACATAGAGCGTTTAGCAATATCAATTTCGTCTTTGTCCAGTAGTGGATTGTCGTAAGAAGTAAAGTGCCAAGCTTTGTACGTCGGATCATCATCTAACTCCGCATATTTGTACAGTTCATAAAAGTGGTTCCTTCCCATCGGCGTACCAATAAACATGGCACAGCCCTTTTGGTCGGCCAAAGCTGGTCTTAGGATCTGTTCAAATACGTCAGGCTTCATGTCTGCGTACTCATCCAGCACTAAAAACTTGAGGCTGACACCTCGCATTGTCTCTGGCCTATCCGCCCCTTTGAGGCTGATGGTTGCTCCGTTGACAAGCTTAATTTGCAGATTATTGATGTGACTACCAGCAATAACAGGATGTCCCAACTCCAGAAGCGTCTGCCACATGATGTCTCTGGCTTGTCCCTGAGTAGGTGCGACGTAAAATACATGGCCTCTGTCTGCCTGAAGTGCGTTAACTATCAACATCCACGCGGCAAGGCGGGACTTACCTGTCCGCCGTCCTGCCGCAACTATCTTAAACCGCGTTTCATCTGCCCAAACGTCTTGTTGCCAGGGCAAAAGTTCAATTTCAAGATCCATTAAGGTGACACCGCATCAAGAATAGGTCCACATAACCGGAGTAGTGTCCCTAGTATCTACGTGAATAAAAGTTCTTGCTACGCCAATACCACCAAATCCCATTTTAAGCGCGTTATGTACAATATTCATGCGCTCTGTGCCGCTAGATACCGCAATATCCGCGGCAATCCCCTGATTATGGGTGCCTGGAATTTTTTTTCTGGCCTCATTGGGGTGGGTTTCGTCCCTGTACCCCGAGGTAATAGTAAAAGGAAAGCCGCATTCTTCCCGCAAGGCGTCTAACTTCTCCAAAAACGCAGGTTCCATCTCGTTCTTGTTAGTGTGAGTGCAATTAAACTCCGTTATATCAAAGTATTTCACCGTTGTCCCCGTCTATTACCGTAGGTTGGATAGTAGAGGCATCAAACTCCTTGACCTCCGTGTTACCCACGCCCGTTATGTTGATCTGAATAGCAGATTTGCCGCTGTTTTGCACGACATCTTTCTCAAATGCCGCCACTGGGAGTATCCGGTCCATGACTAACTTCCATGCCGCGGCCTGATTCTTGTGGTCATGGTCTAAAGCCGCATCAAAGATAGTGTCTAATACCCTTTTGGACTTAGGAGACGCCAGCATACGAGCCTTATACTCGTTAATGATAGTGGCATCACCCTTTGGCCTGCCTACTGACTTCCTTCCGCCGGGGGAGTTAGCGGCTATATCCTTCTTGGAGGGACGGCCTGACTCCTGTTTGCGTTGCTTTATCTCTTTCTTTCTTCGCTGAACGTATGATTCTTCCATAAATTAAAGAAGGCTTATTTGCCCTCCTACCCTCCCTATCCTATATATATCTATTTGGTTAAACAATACTCTGAACCTCTTTTTTTTCAGAATGCCCAGAATGCCCCTGATGCCCATAGATTAGGGGGCGGGTTAACCATACCTTATAACTTAATGGAATTAAAACCCCTGTGATATATCTAAAAGAAACAGACACTTAACGTAAACTCAAAATACCCTTTTATTGTATCTGGGTGGGAACTACATATACACGGTCCACAAGTTACCCCCCCCGGTACCTGTTTGACTCTGTGATTTAACGAATGATTCCGGCTGATCTGCATGATGAGCGGTCGAGTGTGAATGTCCACGCGGGAGCCACAGAGGACACACACACGGATAACATCAGCATGTGAATAGAATCCCAATGACAGAGCAAGTGCGCTCCTTAGCCAAAAGTTCCTATTTGTCATTACCGCCTTCGGAAAGAGTATCACCCGCGGAATATCCACAAGGGCCGCGAGAATAACGGTTTCCACGCTACGCGCGGACCCTCCGCGATTCACTCGGAAATCCCCCTTGCAGAGATTCCTTTCCCGGGTGATCCACTGTCCTTGTCGGAAACGACAGGAACTTTCAACTAAGGAGAAATACTATGTCATTAGAACTCAATCCAAATTCAGGTTTAGCATTCCGTAACGATCGTGGTCTTGAGCGATCCGACAAAGCCCCACAGTTCAAGGGCGAGATCCTCTTCGAGGGCAAGCGCATTGAAGTGGCAATCTGGGAGCGCAAGACGAAATCAGGTAAGACGATGCTTAGCATGAAGGTTGATGACAAGCATGCGGCTGAGATCGAGCGAGCAGAGCGACGCCTCGATTACCTTCACAATGTTGCCAACGCTGGCAAGTAACCGATGGGGCTTCGGCCCCTTTTTTCTATGGAGCAAGACAATGGAACTCATAACCATACTGTATGTGATGTTGATAGTAGTCTCAGTGATCGCACTGCTTAGTGGGTTGATGGCGGCGCTGAGTTTTAATTGGACGTTGATGGCGATGTGCTGGACCTTTGGCATTGCCTGTATTTTAGCAATTGGATATTTGGAGAATGAACTATGAGTAATTTAGTAGCGGCTTTAGAAGAAGTTATACAGGAGTGTGGTTCTTTAATGGCGACGTTGGATGAATCATTCACTGACTCTGCAAAAATGGATTGGGTTATGAATGCGCGAATACGTAGCGTTCGCACCGGACTATCTGATGCAAAGCGTATTGCCGAAGAGTTACACCTAGAGGTAGCTCAGCGAGTTTACTGCGTTGAGGTAAGCACTAATGTTGATCAGACAATCAAAGTGCTGGCAAGAACTGAGGAGGATGCGATAAGCCTCGCTTTAGAAACGGCTGAGGGTTATATCGAATCAACGCTTGGCGAGAAGCACGATGTCAATTTATGGAGTGAGGGTTATTCGTATGGCGATGAGTCACCGTTAGACGACGATGCAGATGTCAAGTTTGATTACAGCGATCACGATGACGGTCCCGAAGATAATCTTCATTACATTAATGAGCGATGAAGGCTGTCGCAATTGTCTCATTCAACCGATAACTTTTGATAACTTTGCATAAGTTTGCTAGAGTTTACTCATCGGCTGGGGACACAGCCACTAACCAAGGGAGATAAACATGACTGATATCGAATCAAAGATTGCAAAGGCGCTCGGCAAGTTGCGCATGGCAAAAGTGTCTAGCATTTTAGACGACGGTCATGCTATCGACATCCAACTCACCGACAATACTGGCGATTGTTGGGAATACAAAATTGGTGGTTATGGCGACTTTACAATGACGGAGGTAATATTTTACGCCAAGCGATTTATCGACGAATCGAATGCCACTCCGACCATTGTTTTAAATTACAAAGTCGCATAAGCGGCTTTTAACAAAAACTGTTCGGGGCTCAACACCCCGGACTTTATCAACCAACGGAGTACAACCTATGAACTATGATCGAATCCTTGATCTCGTATCGTCTGCGATGAAAGACGAGACAACGTGGCGCAAGACATGGCAATCACAATCTGGCTTACATCAAAACTGGATTAGTAAAAAGCCATACAACGGCACGAACCAGCTGATGACTATGATCTCAGCTCACATTTCAGGTTACACAAAACCTTATTGGCTTACCTACAAGCAAGTTGTTGAGCTTGGCGGCACGGTCAAAGGGCAGAAAGCTACGCCTGCAATCTTCTTTGGATCTGCTAAAGACAAGAACCACGAAGACAAAACTTACAAGTTTGCAAAGCTGTATAACATCTTCAACATCGAGCAGACCGGCATTGAGTTACCTGAGATAGAAACCAGAGTCACAAAGCTTGAACGCCCTTACGAGATAGCCCAAGCATTGAATGTCGAAGTCGAATCCAATCCAGCCCATGGTCCTAGCTATAGTCCGTCACGTGACTTAATACGGATGCCAATGCCCGGGCAATTCGAGTCTGATGATGCACATCAATCTACCTTTTACCATGAATGCATTCACTC